TTCATCCACTGGTAAGCTTCGAACGCTGAGTTGAACTTGGGCTTAGCCTTTGAGGTAGGTGTGCCGACCGAGACCTTGAAGCCTGCTTCTTTAGCTGCCCTCTTATACGTCTCTATCTCAGTGTTCTTCTTCTCCATCGCAGACTTATGCTCTCTACCTTTGATGGTATAATAGGCGTCCTCAATCTGCATTCCCTTCTCCCTAATGAGTTGGGCTAACTCATCCCTATAGTTGTCGAGGTCTGGATGTTCAGCCTGGAACTTTCGAACCTGTTCTATCCTGGTGTCCTTAGCCAACTGCTCCCTGGCTGGCTTCAATAAAGAGTCCAGTTGTTCTGCTGCCTTGGCATTGATGTATTGTTTCAAACCTTCTGGGTTATATAAATCAACATCATCAGGTAAAGCCATAGCCTCACGCAGTTTGTCTTTCGAGGTGGAGAGCAGTGAGTTCTCTCGTAGTTCCAGTGCCTTTCTTTTCTTCGACAGGTCGGTTGTCTTCCTCTGGTAATCACTTCTCAGATTCTGAATCAACTTCTTAGCATCGGACGGAAGGTTCTCTAAGACATTGTTATAGTCGACACCCTTGTGGTTCTCAGTCTTATACTCTGGACCTGCCAGGTGTTTGTCCAGCAAGTCATCCAAGCTCAGGCTCTTGGTTTCAGGTGCCTTCTCTTTGACGCTGTGATGTCCCTGTGAGGCATCCTGCTTCTCATTTGGTGCGATGGTATTGCTGCCTTGTTGCGACGTCTCAGAGGACGCCTCAGTGGCCTTGTTCGTATTCATGTAATTGTCTCCTTATAATGACGCAAGAATATCAAGTTCTGAACCGGGCTCAATCGGCTCTTCTATAATCTCTTCCTCAACAACTGGCTCTTCAACAACTGCTTCCTCTGGTGCAAGCTGAACAACCGGCTCCTCTTCACGAAGGAACTTCACAAAGCGTTTGTTTTTGAAGAGTGTGTCTAACTGTGCGGTGACGAAAGCCAACTCACTATCAGATACGATCTCGGAAATCTCAAAGGTCACATCTACTTCCTCTGGCTCAACGGTAGCGAAAGTATCAACGGCCCCCTTGACACCAAGCAAACCTCGCACGAGTGTATCGGGGAGGGGAGCATCCTTGATGTCTGTGTATGTTTCTTCGAACGAGACATCGGAGCCCACCTCTTTCAGGATCTTATTCAGAACCTTAGCAAGTGCGTTCTGTCTCTTAGCAGTGAAGCGACCGATCGGTGCGGCAGCACCAACGGTTTCATCAATAGCTAATGCAGCCTCATCAATTACAGGCTGGACCTGTGGCATAACTGCTTGTGCCCTACCCTCTGGGGTGGACTCACTAATATAATCTGTTTCTTCTAATGGCATGATTTACTCCTTCAAGTAACTTTATTCAAAACTTTGCCGGCCGGACACTGCTCGTGCCAGAACGCTTCCGTTGCTTTGACCCTTTCGTTTGCGTTGCCGCCTTGCTTGTCAAGGCCGAACTCTTTCATCTTGTCAAAGAAAGCATCACTCTCTTTGTCGGCTTTCTCGTTTTCTTTCTGGGCTTTCTCGGCAGCATCACTACAATAATGTTTTGCAAGATCGCTCTCTCTTACGAGGCCCCGGTCTTTCAGTATTTCATCGCGGTGCTTCTCACCATAGACAACGGACTTGAGGTTGCGGTCATAGACAGCCGCCCCACTTAGCCCACGCTGCCAGTCTGAAAGGTTTGATTTCAGAAGGGCTGGACGGGACATAATCAAATGGTAGGGCACACCGGTCTTGGGATCATACAAAGTATCAGGTCTGTCTTTGTAAGTAAATATCCTTTCGACGATGTGACCCCACTCATTCTGGTATTCGTAGATTGGCAACGTTCTCTCCTAACTCTGGTCTATCAAGGCTGACGCCATGTCTCTTTGTGCCGCGCCCCTAATGGCTCTGGCTTCCTCGCCTCCACCCTTGGGTATAGCCGCCTCTTGTAGTGGCACCTGTTCTGTCGCCCCACTTGGCATGCCTTCCACTCCGGGTGCAGCCTCCATCTGTTCGACGATGAACTCTTCCGGCAAGTCAAACACATTGACAAGGTATGAAAGAATCTCAGGTGCTGGGACGCCCAAGTCCATTAGCACAGGCAGTAGCTGGGTAACAGCAGAGCGCTTGATGGCAGACGCAATAGGAGTGCTGGCTTGATCGGCAAACGCAAACTTGAAGGATCCTTCAAATTGTTTACGTGTCAGCACAACTGGGTCTCTATCAACCAACACAACTTCTTTACGATCTTCATCGCTCGTCATGATCAAGTGGTAGATGAGTGACTGGTAAACTTCTCCCACCATTTCCAATGAGCGATGGAAGAAGCGAGCCATCCTGCCTATCTCGTTGGCGGAATATTGTGTGAGCGCTGCGACCTCTGTGGCCGAGGCATTGGTGGCTGTCCCTCTGGTGAAGGGAGCCATCACGGTTCCTCTGTCCAAGTCAGCACGGATCTCTGCTTTATAGATTTGATAGTCCGGACTGAACCGGTTACCTTCCAAGGGAACGAGTGCTGTCCGTGCGTCTGTCTCTGGTGGAACATCCAACTCAACAATAGACATATCCCTATTCTCGGCAAGGATGCTCGCACCCTCTTGATCAATAGCGCCACGACGGGTGACATAGATACGAGCATCACGTCGCAGCCCGTTCGCCCACACCGTCCTCATGTTGTTGATCTCCCATAGCTGGTCGTAGACCCTGGCCATAGATGAGAACCCGCGTAAGGGCTGGTCAGGAGCGTAAGAAAGATACACTGGAACCAGTGGGGGACAAGGCGATCCGTCTGCCTTACGGAAAGGAATAGGATCAGCCACGTCAATAATCTTCTTGGCTCGCACAGCAGACGGAGAATAGAAAATAAGTTTGTCGTTCATCAGGTCGTAGATCTCAAAGATCTCCACATACGAAAGGAGCTGTGAGCCATCGAGTAGTCCGGTCGCTGACTGGGAGTGACCATACTCGTCTCTTGCTCCACCTTCCAAGCGAGTATTGAGATACTCTTCTTTCACCATAGAGTTCCATTTGATAGAAGGAAACTTCTGTTTTGCCGCACCCATGGGTAGGAAATATCGATGACCGACAAAGCGGCTCTCCGTCCACTCCTCAGCATCAAAGTCAACAATGATGTCCCACGGATGAACCGCACGAATATCTACTGAATCCAACAGGCTGTCGTTTTCCTTGGGTGCTAACTTGTAGAAAGAATATGGGTATATCAGCGAGTAGCGAAGCGCCCTCTCTGCCACCACCATCTTGTCGTAGAGGAACCTATTGGCAACAGCCTCCATAACTTCTGGGTTCCCCCCGCCTTTGGCGTCAGGACCCACAGCCAGCGCGGGTGCCTTGCTATACAGGGAGGCTACGAAGCCTTCGATGTATGCGTATCCATCAGCGGTATTGACCGTGACGTGGTTCTCTACTCTGGCCATAGGGTCGGCGGCAGATGTAAACATCTCACCAAGATAGGCACGACTATAAGCAGTCATACGATCTCGTTGCCTGGACCAATAATTTCTGTGAAAAGTAATCAAGTAATCTATTTCTGACTCGTTCATGGGATCTCCTTATTTGTAGTTTCCAATCTTGAGCGGGTGATGCGCTCCCACTTGCCTTCTCTTTGGGCGGGTTGTCTGGTTGGTCCAGCGATCAAAGTCAGGTATTGGCATAGCGAGGTCTTTGAGATGATAAAGTCCTATTGCGTATGCCATGCATCGGTCGTCGTGAAAACCCTCGGCTGCTCTGGGAGCCAGGCCTTTCTTATCTTTTACCAAACCTCGTAGTTCAGTAAGGGTTTTGTCATCAACATAATTTATCATTGCTTCTTCCAGATAAGTTCGAAGCAACTGGTATATGGTTATCTTGCTCTTGGATGTAGTCTTGAAAGCTCGGTAGTCGTGCCAGCTTTCTGCGTGTAATATTTCCTTGAAGGCATGCCCGTGATTGTTCACTTCAAACGCTATCATAGCGTTGTAGCGTTTGGCCAGGTTCATACAAGCAATTGTAAAGTCATGTATAGAAAGCTTGTTAGAAGACAGAATAGCGACAGGGCTACTTGTGAGCTTACTAAGAACAACACCAACGGAATAGTCTCCGCCTGTTCCTCCTCCAATATCAACTCCCATAATATATGAGTCTTTCGTAGAGTGTGGTGCCAACACTTCAACGGTCCCTCCTCCTATCTTCATAATGTCTAACTGATCAAAGTGAACGTCGGTGAAATAGTTATCATCAGCCATA